CGTGCAGACCTTGGTGAGCGAGGGATTGCCATGTGTCGCCGTGGTGAAGGTGCCGTCCATGACAAGGATGGTATCACCGCAAGCAGAACTGGCCCCCAATGCTTTGCTCCATGTTTGCCAGGCGGTACCTGTCGAAGTGCCAGCCGCGGCATCAGAGCCAGTGGGGGAGATATAGTAGGTCGTGGCCTGGGCCAGAGAGGGAAAGCTCAGGAGAACCAACGCGAGCACAAATTTCAGCAGCATCCTGGACCTCATTCTTGAAAGAGCACACTCGGGAGCGCAGGCGATTGCAGCACACCCGCCGCCGCCGCAAGATTGCCACCGCCCACGTCGTCTAACGCCCCAACCGCGCCGTTGCCTTGGACCATCACACCCAAATTCCCTCCAGCGGTGTAGGTGGCATCCGTAGCGCATTCAATTTGTGTCCAGCCCCCAGCGGCGAGCTTGTACCAAGAACAAATAGACGAGCCCTCGGCGCGAATCCCGAAACTATCCCCAGAGGTGATCGTTTGCGCCTCTGTTGCAATTTCAGTTGATGTACCGTTGTCAATGCGTTCAATCACAATCGTAGCGAGCCCATCGCTCACCTTCACCATGTAGCCGTCCGTGGTGCTAGCACCAATATTCACCATGCGAACTCCAACTGCCGCCGAGACAAAGCCAGCCAACGTCCCGACGACGGTGCCGTAGGCTTCGGAGTCGGCGTTGAAGGTCGTGGCGTGCCAATACATATCCGCCTCGGTGCCCGTGGTCGTGGCAGTCGCCGCCGTATCTTCACAGTCCACCGTGCTCGACGTAGCACCACGCAACACGGTATTGGTCCAGTTGGCGTTCGGCGGGGTCGTGGTATCGGTGCAGCCGGTAAAGTCGTCCAGTAGGCCGTTGTCGGGGAAGGCCCAGACCGGCGAGGCCAGGAGGCAGAGGAGCGGAATCAGGAGGAGGTATTTCTTCATGGCTTCATCGCGCTCACCTGAACTGATTGTTTTGAAAATGTCGTCACCCAATATTCCTTCATGTCGGTGCTGGTTTTTCTGCTGTGACAGGACTTGCAGAGTGTTTGTCCATTACTCACATCGAATCGAAGTTCTGGATGGTGTGCCCAGATACGGATATGGTCAGCCTGTAATTTGCCGCCAATCTGGCCACAGTGCTGACAGGTGAAGGCGTCACGGGCGAGGACGGCTTCGCGCCATTCTCGCGCTTGGATACTTGCACGCTCCAATCGGTGCGCAGCCGTGACGCCGCCTTTCCAGCGACAGTTCTTCTCACCTTTCATCCACGGGGACGGTTTTCCTTTGTTCCACGATTTCTGAACGCCCTTGAGCCCTTTATTCCACGCCACCTGACCAAGATGGGCCTCACGTAATTTGGCTCGGTATTCTGGTGAAAATGTTTTGCCCTTATTGGGACCAGAGTGACCCTTGCGAGCCTTACTCATATTGGCGCGTGCTTCGGCTGAGAAAGTTTTTCCTTTGTTGGTACCAACTCGGCCCTTCAATCTCGCGCTGATTTTCGCTCCGAACTCTGGGGGAAATTTCCTGCCTTTGGTAGGACTAGGAACGCCTTTCTTCGCAAGGCTGATCTTGCGTCTCGTTTCTTCGGAGACGCTGTGGCCCATCTTGGCAAGACTGATCTTTGGATTCTTCCGTCCGATCAAAGCCAGACTGATCTTCCTCTTATGCTCGTCAGTCATTTTATAACCATTAAGTATCATCTGTACGACAACGAAATATTCACGTCACCAACAGTTGTGTTGTCGATATACAGCCCCGTCGTAAACGGCACCTGCGGGCACACTTGAAACGGCGAGAACACCGCCGTGGTCAGCACCCAGGTGAACAGCGCGGTGCCCGTGCCTGCCGAGACCGCATCGTTCACGCTGATCGTGCCAGCGGTCGGGGCCGCGTCGTTTTGGGCAATAATGATGCACTGCAATTTCCCGGCGCCGGTTTTGATGAGCGCGTCCGCCGTCTTAATGCCCGACGACAGCCACTCGTCCTTGGAGGCGCTCGCTAACCCCGTGACAATCACCGCTTCCACGGTCGCCCCGGTGCCGGTGACTGCCGTAGTCACCGCGTGCACATACGGGTAATCCTTGCTGACCTGTGGGCAAAATCCGACCGCCTTGGTGGTCCCACTCAATACGATGGCGGGACACAACACTTCCCCGTGTGTCGTCGTGTTCTCCATGTCCCCATAAAACTGTACCGTTGCGGTCTGGGCTCCGGTGCCGGTCACGCTCGCCATCGGCGTCTTGGCTCCACTGAACACGGGCGTCGTGGCGCTGGTGGTATTGGTGGTCACGCCGGTCATTACGGTCGAAGTGCGAATGGCCCCACCGCTGACCCGGGCCAGGCTGTTGGTCGAATCTTCAAAGAATGCCAGCGCGGGCGTCGTGCGGAGTTGTCCGGAGAGGTCGAAGGAGAAGGCGGCACCAGCGCCTTCTGCCAAGGTTGGCGCCACTTCTGTGGCGGTGCCGCTGCCACCCAAAGACCCGTTGGTCGTGGTCTTTTTGTTACCGTTCTCATCGCAGAGATCACCCCCGATAAAGGTCCCGTTCGCGTAGGTCGCGGTGGATGTTTGCACCTCGCAGGAGGCGTGGACATGCGGGCTATAGAAGGCCCAGAGGCCCACCAGCAGCAGCCCAGTGAGGAGTCGTCGTGTCCACATGGTCGTCTCCTTTGTCATGATGGCCTATGCTCCAGAATCACCGTGTAATGCACGTTCTTCTGGGTTTCTCCACTTGCGAGAATCCCTTCGGACTGGGCGAACAAGATGGGTCGATAGAAGTTCTTGGCTTGCTCGTTCAGCTGGATGTCCAGCGCCACGCGCCCCGTGGCCGTGATGACTTGATAGGTGGCTGGCATAGGGCTCCTTATTATTCGTAATTGATGTTGATCGCTCCCGCGTCAAAGGCGTCACTCCCGTTGCTTGTGGTAATCCGTACTTGTGTGAGTTCGGCGCTGAGTGACTTGGAGCCTGCAACAACATTGAAAACAGTGTCGGATCTGTTAAAATTCCCTGACGCCATCCAAGTAAATTGTGCCGCATCCTCCAAACACAAGACCAGCGTTCCTGTCAATGCGACGGTTGCGCCTTGCGTACTTACCTGAAAGGCGTTTGTTTCATCTGTGACAACGACCGTGTTTACATTCGATAAGACGGCAATCGTACTCGTATATCCAGACGCCTCGAACCCGTCTGCATCGCCCAATTGAACCCACGGTTCTGCGCTCCCGTTGGTAGACACTCCGACAAACATGATCGTGATCCGCCGCACGCCAGCGGGAATGCCGGTGAAGTCGATCGAGGTGCCCGAGGTAGAGGCTTGCTCGGTCCCGATGGTGATAGGGTTCGCCCATGCGGGCGCCGTCGCTCCGGCGTTGACGGTCAATGCCTGCCGCGCTGTGCCGATGGCCAGCTTCGCGGCGGTATCCGCCGCCGACGCATAGATCAGATCGCCCGCCGTATCGAGAATCGAGAACGACAAGGCAGCGGTCACGATGATAAACCGCGTCCCGTCGTAGGTGACGGACACCATCGACGCCGATGGAATATCCCCTGCCACGAGGGCCGTCGTGCCATTCTTTGTGAGGGCTTTGGCGACTAAGCCTGAGACCGCGACGGTCACGGCTGTGGTATTGGCCCCGCTCGCCAAGAACCTGAAGGTCTGCCCCGCGACATACGCCGTAATCGCGGGGGAGGGCGTCAGTTCAATGGCGTCCGCCGTGCCAGCGACCGTCGCCACGTACACGCCGGTCCCGTCCTGAATGGTCGCTAAGGAGGCCCCATCGGTGCGCGCAGATCCCGCGCCGAGGCCCGTAATCTTCTTGGCGTTGAAAGGGATGTTTTGGGTGAGGGTCTGTGTGCCGTCTTTCAGAATGCAATTTGATAGTCCTGTAGCCAGATCAGCCGTGAGGGCATTCATCGCCGCTGCCGTAATGAGCGTAGTAGCCACGACAGGTTGGCCAGCGCTGTTGACCACGAATACTCCACTGCCGTTAAAGCTCATGGCTGTACTCCTCGTCCGGCGATGGTCCCTGCTGCCCCCGCGCCGCGCTGCGAAAGCGCATCAATGAGCGCCTGATACTTTGAGGGGTCGCTGGTCGCGAAGTTCTGATAGGCCTTCGAGAGCACCAAGTTGCGGGCAGGTCCACGCAGTAGCGGCAATCCACCAGCAAGGAGCCCCATTGGCCCTCCTCCAGCTGCTCCCGCGACTCCCAGTAAGGCTGAGGCTGCGGCATCAGTGCCACTGACGCCTGAGACTGGGACGTTCCCACCTTCGCGCATCGATCCCTTGAACGCGCCCGCCATTTTCCCTATCGTGGCGAGTTCACCTGTCATCGCCTTGTCGCCTCGCTTGGCAAATATCTTTCCCAACGTCGGCGCATTCACCTCACCAGATGACGCATTGAGTGCGCGGCTCACATCGAACGACTTGGCGATTTTTGTACGGGCATCCGTCAGGGATTGAATCAGATCAGACCGACCCACCTTTGTGGCTTCAGTGCCTAACTCGTCCGTGAACATTTCTGCCATCGCATCGGCATTCTTCGCAGTCGCAAGCGCCTCCGGGTTGCCTGAGCGGTTGTAAAAGTTCCATTGCACTTTGGAGTCATGGCGCGCTTGCTTGAGTTCGTTCAATGCAGTTTTCGCCGTGTCGGAGAGTGCGGCCACTTGTTCGTAGACTTTCCCTTGTTGCGTTCTGAACTCGCTCAACACTTCAGGCGTCAAGGTCGTCTCTTTCGGAAGGCCTAACGATTTCGCCGCCAGCGCATTTGTCACTTCTTGGTTCCTCTTCGCCGCTTCCTGTCCCACTGCCGCCTTCCCAGCCACGCTTTCCAGTCGATTGGTGAGGAACGATGGATTGACCGTGGACGGCGGCACGACGTAGCCAGCCGCCTGGCCTTCTTTGAGCGTCTGTGCCTTCACAGGATTGAGTTGCGGCATCCCGCGTGCCGCCCGTAAGGCTTCCGCTACCGCTGGCACCGCTGCCCCTGTTACCGCTCCGATCCCAGCCTGCTTGCCCTTGTCGCTCCAAAACTCAGGCGAGTTGACGACGGGTTGCGCGGCTGACGTCGCTGCCCCAATGCCTGCCCCTTGCAAGATTCTCCCTCCGATGTTCTTGGCGGCTGGCAGCGCGGCTGTCACACCCTTGGCGATAGATGATCCAGGCAGCAAGGACCCGATCAGGCCCATCGCGTCAAAGCCTTCGGTGCCAGACGCCTTCATGCCGCGTTGCTTGGCGGCTTCATACTCTGACAATTTCTTGTCGATCCACGGGCTCACCATTGGCTCGACACCCATTGCGCGGTTCGCCACATCGCCGACATGCGCGCCGATCTGAGCCGCGCCGATCAATGGTGAGGCCAAGCCCATTCCAAGGCGTGCCAGCGGGGTGCCCGCGATCACGTCGCCCATCGAGGCTTTCACTGGTGCGGGATTAGGCGGTGGAATGCCCGCCTTGGCGTCCTGCTCCATTTGGTAGAGGAATTCAAACTCCTCTTTTTCGTCAATCGCGGTCGTCATGGTGTATGGTTCTTGCGAAACTCCTCATAGCGTTTCTGTTTCTCAGGATCGTGGAATGCTGGCACGGTCGGCGTCATGCCTTCCGGTTGTGGTGCAGCCGCCGGTGTGCCTTCGCCATAGGTAGACTCATACGCCGCACTGAGCCGGTCCTTCGAGCCATTGACATAATCCACAATGCCCTGGAGCTCGCGCCGCATTTGGTCGATGGATTGCGCGGATTCCACCGAGGCCAGATTGTTTTCTAGGCGCTTCCCTTCATTGTCCGAGACTTGGCCGAGCGCCCCGCCCGTCTTGCTGTTGTTCCGCATGTTCTGCAGCACCGTAAAGCCCACTTGCGATTTCAGCTTATTGAGCAACGCGCGGGCATCGGCGGCCTGCGTCCCTGGAATATCCGGCACCGCCCCACGGAGGCCGGTAATGCCAGCCAAGCCAGGATGATTGAGAATCTGAGTCGCCGAGACCGCCAGCCGATCGAGGTCGGACGACATGCTTTGCAGCGCCGCACTTGCTTGCTCACGTTTGCCTTGCTGCTTGAGGTCGGCAGGCCCGCCAGGAATGGCTTGCAAATTTCCTTCTGGTGTGGCGCGATAGCCCGGCGGCGTCTTGCCGGTCTCTTTATTCATCGCCGCAATCGACTTCTGTGTTTGATCGTGCATCTTGGCGATGCTGCCAGTCTGCTCGATTTGCTGTTTCTGTAACGCCAGCATTTGATCTTTTTGTTCTTTGGTGATGAGGCCCATCATCATGGCTTGGTTCAGTTGAATCTCCTGTCCTTGCAGCCGTGCATCACGGTCGAGTTGCCGCTGCTCGCCCATAAATTCACGATTCGTCGCCCGCTCGGCAGCATCAGCCTCCTGCTTCTCCAAGATCGTCCCCAACTGCCGTGCCTGTGGATGCTGACTTGCCATGAGGTCGATGAGCGCAATCTTGCGCTCCTCCGGTGTCCGTGCCCGTCCTGGCGTCCCTGGACTAACCGGCCCTTGCATCTGCGGCACCATCGCTTGCGCCACGGCCTGCTGTGGAACTGGCATCGGTGGAGCGCCCGCGTTCAAGTCTTGGATAGGTCCCTTGGGAGCCCAACCTGATTCGTCAAGCCCCATTTGATAGCCCCCACTTAACGGCGAGGCTGGCGGCCCCATCGGCATGGCCTCCATGGATGGCGGCGTGGCCTGTGGCGCGGCCATTGAGTCGGCCACGGCGGACTGTGGAGGCGGCATACTGCCCGCCACCGCCGGCACGTCGCTCGTGCCTTGTTTATAGTTCGCCACCGCATCGGCGAGCATTTGCTGATTCGAGGCGGCGAGTTCTTGCCGCGATTGATCGTTCATATGGGTGCCATAGGCCCCCAATCCGATCTTGGCCATGTCGCCCAGCCCTTGGAGCGGCGAGCCTGGCACATAGAACCGACCCACCATCTGCCCGCGATTCCCGCCCGCGCCCGCCAAGCCCTGTTGGATGAGCAGATTCGCAATATGTTGGCGGCGATTGAGGGCCTGCTGTTCAAGCGACTCTTCCGGTGGCAGTTCTCCGTTATAGCGATAGGACGCTTGATTCGAGTCGGAGAGGAGATAGGGCGAGGTGGAGATTTGATTCGTCGCCACTACAGCGCCTCCTGAATGGCCGCATAGACGGTGTTACAGTTCTGCTGAAAGGCGGCGTAATAGTGGGGATAGCGGTCCTTGGTCCAGGCATGGAGATCCTGCGATACGCGCCGATAGGCCGGGCAGTCGTAGCAATCGAGCGAGGAGCGGGTGAGTGTGTAGTGGTCTGGCACTTGCATCTTCGTCGCCAGATAGTCGAGTACTTGCCTGGTGGTCCAGTCCTCAATGGGATACAGGCGCGTCATGCCTTCCACGACCTCCCCGTGCTTCGAGGGGGCCGTGTACAGTTCTTCCTTCCGCTGCCCATAGACCAGCTCCGTGACGCCCAGTGCTTTGGCACGATCCAGTAACGGGCGAGACAGATTCTCGTAGCAACATTGCAGGGAGGCTTGAATGGTCGTCGCTTTCTTCCCGGTAATAGATTGCCCGGTGACCGTCCATTCCACCGGCACCACATCGGAGGGGAGCCCATTCAACGCTTGCTGACCTTGGCGGTCACTCTTGACGCGGTGCATCGAAATCATGGTACTGGCATACGCGACCATGGCGTGCGTCTCGGGGTACGTGTAACCCGTATCGACGTAGATGGCGCAGTCCAATTCGTCCTTGAGCAGATGGAGGCACGCCATCGAATCTTTGCCCCCGGAGAACGCGAGCGCCTTCATAGCATCGCTCCTGCCATGATGGCCGTCCCCCCGAGGCCCATCAGGCCGCTCTGTGTGTTCCCTGCGCTGGCCGCCTGCTGATTAAAGATATCGGTGCCGTACTGCCCAGCCGCCTGCGCCGCGTTGTAATAGGGCGTCGGGGCGACTTGCGTATTTTGCGCATACCCCGGCATGCTGAACGGATTGCTGACCTGTGAGCCGGACAGGAGGGCGCTGATTTCGTTGATGGGGGTTTGCCGCTCGGCTAACAGTTCGGTGATCGCCTGCCGTCTTCGGGCTTCATCCATGCCGTAAGCCTGAGAGGCGGCGTTGCCTCCCGCGATTTCCGCTTGCTGATAGGCGTCGTTGCGGCTCCGCTCGATCATCTGCTGATTATCGGCATAGGCTTTACTCCCTGGGCGAATGCCGGCAGCAATCAAATTGGAGCGGTCGGTATCCGTGCGCTTGTCGTAATCCTCATTCACCCTCCCCATCATGGCGTCAATCACGGCTTTGCGCGTGGCGTCGTAGTTGCCGGTTTGAGGGGCGCCGGAGAAATCGACGGGGGTGCCGACCACGCCTTCGAGGGCCGTGGCCCCTTGTCCGGCCACGCGCCCGAGCTGCTGCTGCGTGGTCGTGCTTTGATCGTAGAGGGCTTGCTGTTCAGGGGAAAAGACCTGGGTGATGGTGGGCTGATCTGGGTTCCGAGTGAATTGGGCTCTTGTCGGCGCAACGGGGGCCGTGCCAGGACGAATGCCCGTGCTGGGCGCCGTCACCCATTGGCCACCTGGCGTTCCGCCGCCGCTTCGCGCGTCGGTATAACTCCCCGTCGTGCTCGGCACCCACGTCCTGGCACCAGGCTGGGCCGTCAGCGGTTGCGCGTTGTAGGCGGCCAGGTCGGTCTGGTATTTAGCGAGCGCGGCGTCGTAGCCCGGTTGATCCACCGTGCCCCAGGTCGTCGTTTGCGTCCCATAGGGACTGATAACGTTGGGGTTATTGATCCGACCTTGCGTGATGGCCGTTTCTTTATTTTCGATGCCCTGCTGCTTGGCGGCACCAATCACATCGGGGGCTGGTGGTGGTGATGGCGCACAGGACAAGACTGTGCGCCGTCGATGAAAGTTGATGGTACAGGTTCCGTCAGATTGAAGGGGTGTGAGCTTCGACACTGCGCTGCTCCGTAGGAGCTATGGCAGTGTCGCTGCCTGGTGAGAAATTGGCGAGCTTTTTGCTATATTGCACGACAACCTCACGATAGTCAAGCAATGTCAGCAGACCTTTAATCCCGGACGCATGGTCTACCTCGCAGGAACACATCATTTCAGAAATGCCCCACTCCCGACACAGGCGCTCAACATACTGCAAGAACCGGAGGGCGTTGCGGCCCTTCCGATAGTCAGGATGAAGAAAAAATGTATCCTCGACCGCAAGACTTAATTGCGAGTGCATGGAAGTCGTTACGTAGAAAATGAGGTAGCCAACCAAGCGACTCTGATCCCGTGCGGTACAGAATTGGAGAAACCCAGATTCGTTACAGGCCTGGTATCGGGCGAGCGACAAGTCAAACGGTTCGTGGCGCCGATAGCTCGTAGTGCCCTGCCAGTGAATCTTCGCCAAGTCCAGAAAATCAGGCCAACACGTGGCAATCGGCTCAATCGAAAAGACGAGGCTCATAGCCCCTCCCCATGTTCGTAGACGAGGACCGACGCATTCCATTGCCCCGTGAGCGCGTTAGAGGCAATCTTGAGCTTCGTGGAGAGCCAGCGCCCCTCCCACGTCGCAGGGCTACTCCACTGCTTCACTGTGACCGTGCTTTCCGCCCAATAGGCTTCATCCCAATTGCTGGCATCCCAGAGCGCCCCGGCAGTGACGGTGTAGGAGGCGGTCCCGGAGATTTCTTCATCTTCAAAATCCACGTCGATATCTGCGCCATACGCCACATTCCCACTCACCGCAAGCATCGGCATGAACAATTGACAGTGCTTTTTGCGCGGATCACCGAAGTCCTGAAACGCCTGCTTGCCGTAGTAGACAATATCGTTTGCGCCGTCGATCGTGCCGGTCCAGCATTTGCGGACTTCCGTGCCCACCGCAAAATAGAGTTCGCCGTTGAACACCGCGAAATCCTCTGCGTCCCATTCGGTAAACTTCGACCACGACTTCGTGAGGGTGTTCATCACGTACTGCTCATGCTCGCCGTCCTCGGCAATGGGAACATTTACCAGCATCGCGTCATAGGCGGGAAAGGTGATCGCCTTCCATCCAAACGTGGACCCATAGCTGCGTGCGGCATCGACCACGGCGTTCTGGATCTTATAGGACAGCGCGAACTTCGCCCGCTCGTCACCAGACTGGAGGAGCGCCGACAACGGAAACACCCCGTTCTCCGTGAGCACCACGCAGTCCCCGCCGTACTGCATGACGCAGCGCCGCCCGAGCGGTCTCCCAATCGTATAGCTGCCCACCTTGGCCCAGGTATTCACCGCACTGGGGTTCGTCCCTTGATAGACAATCGCCTCACCCTCGGATGTGAAGAATACGGCGAAGTCGTCCGGGCCACTCCCCGCATCCCTCGTCCAGGTGGCCATGGCGAGCAAGTAGCCGCCTTTTGTGGCTTCGCCTGACAGATCAAACTCCGTCAAGGCCCCACCGGCTGCGCCTGCCGCCAGATACCAGAATGAGAGGCTGTTAATCGGAATGAGAAACAGGCGGCCCTTGAACACCGTGACGGCGATGAACTGCTCTACGGCATTCGCAGGGTAGCCCGTCAAGGCCGGGCTCGTGGCTTCTGTCACCGCCGTCCAGGTCGTGCCGTCGTAGTAGGCTGGTTTATCGACGCCGTTGACCGCGATCAACCAATTGCTCGTGCCGTCCCCGAACATCACCCACTGGTGCTTGCCGTTCGTGCGGGCGAGGACCGAGGCGGCGACCGCGCCCGCACTGCTCACGTTATAAATCCCGCTCGCGGTATAGGCGAACAGCTGATTGCTGCCCGTCATCTTGTTATAGACGGCAATCGTTTTCACTGTGCCTGTGGTGCCGGTCGCATGCTCGGCCCAGCCGCCGCGAAACTCGACATAGGACGGGCGGCAAAACCAGTTCTTGAGCACGATCGCATCAGTGGGCTTCATCGAGGCGAGCCCATCGCGCGCGTTCCATCCAGCAATGGGGGCCGGGTACGTCTGCGTGATCGAGATCTTTTGCTTGGCCACGCGGCCTTGGCGGACAGCGGTTCTCATGTAATCTCCCTAACTGAGCGCCACGATGATCGCGGCAATGACGCCGTAGCCGATCGCATAATGCCGAGGCTTGGGGGGCTCAGGTGGGAGCGGTCCACTGACGCCGCTCACTTTGGTTGCGGAAAACGTCTCACCCAGTTTCATGGATTCTTTAGCCATCGTCTCCTCCTTATAGATCCAAGCTCATATCTGGTACAAAGATCCCAGGTCTCGCATCCCGCACCCCGCCGTCCATGTGCAGCGTAGCTTTGCCGCCGTCGCGCCCGAGTGAGTCCTTGATTTGCGCTTCGTAGGTGGCCATATCTTCGGCGTAGTCCATGCCCTTTTCCTTCTTCCACGTCCACCTGAGCCCCATAATCAGCACGTCTTCGGGGATGAGGATGGTATCGCTATCGAGCGTGGCGTATTGCTTATAGGTCGTGCCATCGACGCCCAGCATCCAATTCTTGCTCATGTATTCAAACGCCCAGGTATGGCCCGCCGTGGGCGTGGGATTGATGAGGAGTTTCCCGCCGCGAATGCGGAAGTGATAGCGCGGGCCTGTCGTGGCCATGCCTTTCAAGGTTTGCCACTGCTGATCGTTGAGCGGCCCGAGGATGGGCAGCTTATTCGTGCGGTCCCAGAAGGTGCCGTTTTTGAGATTGCGAAAGCCGTTCGTAGCAATACTGACCATGGTGCCCTGATCCTCATCGGCCAGACTCGTATGGGTGGCCTCACGGGTCACGCCTTCCCAATCGCCACGTTTCGCCATGTCGTTTCCGATTTCCTCGAGGAGCCGCAGCATCTGCACGACCTGCGTATCCGTATTGCCAAGGACGGTGGCCGGCACCGGCACATTGGTCCGCCCGCAGACGTATTGGATCGTGGTGAGGACCGACATCTACGCCTCCTTGCGGTGATGGCTCCGCTTGGACGGTTCAGGGTCCAGAATGTCGCTCAAGCCAATACCAAGTTGAGGTTCCTCGATGGGTTGATACACCGTCTGGCTGCGTGGCTTCTCCGTTTGCAAGGCCGCCATTTGCTCCGTGAGATTCTCCAGATTCATTTTCAGTAGATCGTTCTGCTTCTGGAGTTCCGCCATCTGCATCGTGAGCGGGCCTTTATCCTTGGCCTGCGCCACCCAGGCCAGCGCCTTGTTTTTGAGCATCACCGCACCCATCCCGATGCGCTGCATGGCTTCGCCGTTCATCTGGGCCAAGTCCTCCACGGTGCGGATGCCCGCCCGAATGATCGCCTCGCATTGCGACGGGGCAATGACCGGCCAGCCTTTGATCGGCGTCCCTTCCAGCGGCAGCTCCTGCCCCGCCTTCCAGGATTTGTAGGCCCGCTCGTAGTAGTCGGCATGCTCGCGCGGCAGCCGCCCGCCTTTGACCTCTGCCTGGTTCTGCTTGTGCCAGCGGTCCACTTCAAAGATTGCCGAGTCCGCCGAGCCGATTTGCCGCACCGTCACGATATCCACGTCGATCGCCACATAGCGGCCTTCTTTTTCGCTTTGGATGGGCAGATGCTTCGCCACCTGAGAAAATTCGACATAGGCCGGCTTGCCAGTCTTGCCGAGGAGTTCCGTCGCCATTTCCATTACACCGGACATACAACCTCCTTGCTGAAGGGGACGATGAATTTGTTATGCGTGAATTGCGCTCTGATTTCGGTTTCAAAGTTCCAGGCGGTCAAGAGAATCGTGATCTCTGGCCCGATCACATCTGGCGAGACAATCTGAATCGACGTGCCAGGAATATACCGTTGCCGTTTCCCTGGCGTACTATCCACGCAATAGTCAATCAGATCCGCCAGCCCAAAGTGATGAATCAGCGTACAGGCCTTCGCCGTCGCCCCAAAGGCCACAATAGGGCCATCAGCCGCCGCCACCTGTGCAAACACCACCGCTTTCGCGTCGGCGATGCGGTGCTTGAAGGCGCGCCAGTCTGTGGCTTCATTCGGTATGCACCACACCCCAACACCTGGACGTTCACAGAAGATCCGCACGGACCCGCCATGAGTAGGAATCGGTTCCACTTTCGTGATGAACAACCCAAACCGTTTCAGGAAGGCTGGCCACGGAGCCAGCGTGTGGTAGTCCCGATGCTCGTGGTAAATCATGTCAAATGATCCATCGCGCACCATATACGGGAAGTATTGCACCTCAAACACCAGCGCCCCATCGTCTTTCAAGAGATGGTCGATCCCGCGAAACACATCCCAGAGGTCGTCCACATGGGCCAGCACGTTGTTCGCCACGATCAAGTCCACGGGCTCAAGGAACATCTTTGCATAGTAATGAGAGAATGGCCGTGCGATTCCAACCGTGGTACTAGGATCAATCCCAACGGCACTGAAGCCGACCCGCCGCAATTCCTCCAAATACAAGCCGTTGTTGCAGCCGATCTCCAGCACCGTCTTGGCCTCGGGATATGTTCCACGTAGAACACTGGCCGCTGCTGCCAGGTGCGGCCTGACAGCCTCTGGGGTCGCATAGCGATAATCCACCCAATCGACCGCCGGCGCCGAGCCCAGTTGCACATGATCGCAGAGGATGCATTGCGTCACGTCCAACGGGAAGCGTTCGGCATCGGTGTCAGGATGGTCGGGAAAGCTGTTCGCCAGCGGCGTCGGCGTGAGCGACAGCATCGTGCGGGTGGGGCCACAGCAGAGGCGACAGGCTAACATGGTTTGCGGGCCTCCAGCCTCATGTCCCGTGCAGCCAGATGGAAGATAGGCTCCATCACGGTAATGTCCTGAAAGTTCACGCCGACCAAGGTATCGGTCAACTCCGTTTTCGACCAGCACCATTTGTGCAGCATGTCAGGTTTCGGGTCACGCGGATCGCCGAAGAGCCCCATCGTCGTCAAGCGAATGTTCTTCTCGCCGTTCACAATGAGCTGCGCAATCTTATCGAGGCATGGCACTTCAAGGACCAGCTTGCCGCCTGGCTTCAGTACGCGAAACCATTCATACAGGGCGCGCCCGGCTTCCGAGCGATGGATATGCTCCAGCAAATGAATGGCCCACACTTCATCCGCATAGTCCGTGTCGAAGGGCAAGGGGTAGGCGTCACATTGGACATCAGGGTCACCGTGGCGGTCGCAGTTAATCCACGACTTGCCAGGGAAGTGGGCCAGGCCGCTGCCGACGTTTATGCGGACAGGCTGCTGAGAAGTTGTGTCCATTGCTTCCCTACGTTTTCCGGTGAAAACTGTTCGCAGTACGCTTGCCCCTCGGCTACCATGTCGTTCAATTCGTCGTGGTAGTATTGCGCCCACTTCACGCCGGTCATCACATTCCCCACCCAGACGTAGCGCCGAAAGGCCAGGCTCGCGGGATGCCGATCGGTGACGACGAAGCAGCCCGCACGCAGCGCGTTGACCAACCGATTGGGGCTCTTGTACTCGACGCCTTTTCTGATCGGGAGCACCACGATATTCGCCGCGTGCAATTGCTCGGTCTGCGCCGTGGGAGACCACCTGATATAGTTGAAGTTCTTGCGCGGGTTCTGTCCCGTCACGACCGTCAACGGCATGTTCTGCAGAAAGTGCCAATAGACATCCAAGTCTTTCAGATTCGCCGGACTCCCGAACCAGCAATAGCGGGCGTCCTTCCCGTTCGCATGAGGGGCCGTCAACGCTTCCTCGTAGGGGTCGGGAATGATCGTATCTGCCTTCCTGCCGAGATACTTCATAATGCGGCCCGCCATATTCTCGGTCGGTACCACCAGCGCATCGCAGAGTGTGGCCATCTCGACATAGATCGGCCCCCAGGTGGGATGCCGAAAATGATCATCGCCCAGATCCGCCACCACCTTGACGCCTTCAGCCTTACACTCTTTCGCCAACACGATGTCATCCGGCGTCGGCTTACTGAAGATGTAGACGGAGCCTTCACCGCCGTTCACGGAGGCCCCAATCGCCTTCGCGGGAATCTGGGCGCGGTAGCGGAAACTCGCAAACGTGGGGCCCATTCTATGTACGAACACGGCCTTCATACCCGATATCCCGCCTTCCGCCTCTCTTCCAACATCGCGGCAATCAAGCCATCGCCTTTCACCTCCAGGTGCAACCCTGGCAGCATGCCGTAGGTGGACATCTGAAATTCGTTGGCTTGGGCCGCCATGGCCATGCTACAAACGAAGGTGCGCCCGCCCACGATCACATCGGTATTGACCGTCACGGTGCCACTGTCAAAGCGTTTGCGCCCCTCGGCGTCATTACACGAATCAAACCCGAATAACAGCATCTTCCGAAATCCCATGAGATAGGTCACGGCAATCGCCCGGAGCCCGGACGTAGACCCACCGCCGATCTTCTTCACGCCCGTCCCTTCAAACACCGGCATTTCACTGGGATGCCCCGCCGAATGCCAGAGCATCACCCGGCAGTCCTTCAAATGGTCAAAGACTTCCGGCGCGACACGCGACGCCAGAAGATAGATTGTGTCCTCGTTCTTGTGCCGGAGGTTATGCCGCAGGTCGCGTGGGTCCACGGTCAGGAACAACTCCGGCACAATCCCCTGTTCACACAAGAAATCGTGTGCGCCGTTGACCGCGCAAATGGGGCGGCCCTGCTGCTGTTCCGCGCGGATCTCGTCGATGAAGGCCGGGAGCGAAGGGCCGCTCCCAGCAATCACCATGGTCCCGTCGTGGGCCACCAGCGCCGGCGCAAACTCCGGGAGTCCGCGCGCCATCGCGGCCAGAATGGCGGGCCGATGTTGCGCGGCCACGCCAAACTGACCCACATCGAGATGGAGGCGCTGTCGGATCGCGGTCTCCATGCTTACGCCGGGTTCGTGTACGGATGCACGTACATCGGCGTGGCCGCGTAACAGGTCAACGCGGTCGCCAGCGAGGCGGTCGTGTTCAGATACACCCCCGCCACAAGACAATTCGACACCGTGGCGTCGTCGAGTTCGCCCGCCGTCGCGGTCGTAAACAACGGCACCTGATCGGCACAGTCATCGGAAAAGCGCCCGATGAACGTCCCTTGGCGCATGAACCAGCCGTAATAGGCTGACGCAATGCTGGCCTGGGGACAACCGATTTTCTTGGAACTGCCCGCGTCGGCGGCCAGGGTCGTGGTCGCCATCTCGGCGGACCCGCCGTCGTACAAGATGCTGAACGCATACTGCGAAATCAGCGAGATGGCGTACCCGTATTCGGCCACGCCCCCCATATCCGTGTGCGCAATGGTCCCCAACGTGATTCCCGGCGTCGAGGACGTAGCGTTCAAGGCTGGCGTGACAATCGGACTGATGATTTTGCTCGCAACGGCCATGGTCTAGTCTCCTTTATCCAAGCAGTGAACGGGGAAGCCCGCCACTACGTATTAGGTCTTAATGACACCCTGGAGGGCTCTATTAGAACAGACTACATTGCCCATCCAGAGGATCGGGATGACTGAGCCGTCCTGATTCACGGGATGCAAGGCGTCCATTTCCTCCATGTCCGCATCTTTATGCGCGACGAGTTCCAGGTAATTGGTATTGATGAAGTAGGCGTGGCTCGCCGGAATGCCCGAGGCGCCGTCGAAGATCACGTCCGCCCCCTTGTACTTCATCGTCACGAATCCCGCATCGCTCTTCGTCGCGTCGTTGTACCGCTTCATTGAGGTCTGCGAGGCTTCAAAGAGTGCGTAGTACACGTCGTCCATGACGATCAAATCCGGCTGATCGTCCGGGCCACGGTCCAAATCGAGCCACAGCGGCAACATGCAGCCATGCTCGATATTCGTCGCCGAAATGGTCGTCACGGCGTCCGACGCATCGAGCACCGTATTGCGCCAGAACGTCCAGACGTTCGCATCGATCCCGCCCACCGTATTGGTGTTGGTGTCGGCAATGATCGCTTGCAGCCCGTTCACCTGATTGGTGAGCGAGCCCGAGGAATACACATCCGAGCTGAAGTTATTGTTGAACGTCCGAATGGCGTTCTTAATGCGCGACTTGGCGAGGTTGATGATCTGCGTCTCCCCGCTGTTGATGCGCAACTCCCGCCCGCTCGCCACCACGTTGATGGCGATCTGCCGCCACTGATAGGCAGCGGCGGAGAGCACGTCCGATTGACTGATATTGAGAAGGTCCCAATCGGAATACCGCTGATAGGTCCCATTGGACGCGTAGTCGAGCGGGCAAGCAATTTCAAGCCCGCCATCTTCCAGGCGATAGTTCCCGCGCCGCTTCAGGTACTTGAGCAGCGCGATCCTGAGACTCAGGTTGTCTTTCACTTGACTGCGATGTTTGCGGAACGTGGTCGTGACCAGTTCCGTAAAGGTGGCATTCGCTGGCATGGTGCGTTACTCCTTCTCGGTTAATGGACGGTCCGCTCGCGTATGGATTTCGCGGTGGCCCGTAAGGTGTCTTCCATTGACCCGAGCGGATCTGTCGGAGGCCGCTGGGTGTCCTGACTTCTGACGTTCACGCCTCGCGCCTTCTGCTTGGGCAGGGCATCGAGTCGCGCCCGTTCCTTGGCCTTCTCACTTTCTGTCTGAAAGTAAGCGAGCTTCGATTTCTCGCGTGTCACAGGATTCGCCCACACCGCCTTGTCGTAGGCCTCCTGCAAGGAGTCCCCGGCCTTGAGGAACGTCACGATGGCGTCGTGACACTCATCAAAAAAAACGTGGGTGGGTGTGCCATCCTTGTTCGTCTCACTCACGAACGCACTGACTTCCTGACTGGCTTTCTCTCGTGCCGTCTGTAAGGCCGTCTGCTGCTGGCGCGTTTGCGCGTCCCGGAGTTCTTGGAGTTGTTGCTCGATGGTCTGAAGACGCGGATCAAGCGGCGTGACCGGCTCGCTGCCGTTCGTGACCAGCGCGGCGGGGAGACCTAACCGTGTCCCCAGATCCTTATAGGCGGCCTGACGCGATTCCATCGTCCCTTGCGTCAGCTTGTAGTGCGCTTCGAGGAGCGTCTTGACTGCCGTAGGCGCATCGATCCCTTGCGCTTGCAACGTCTGCTGAAACGGGGCGATGGCGTCTTGCAATGTCTTCCCGTACTTGGCCGCCTCTCTGTATCCCTCCGATCCGTCGAGAAAATCCTTCTCGCGCTTTTCAATGTAGTCCTGCGCCTTCGGATCGATCTTCTCCCAGAGGGGATGCACGTCCTTGGCCCAACTCTTCGGGGCCTGACGGATCGTGGGCAGGGGTGCCACCGTCTTGGTCGGGATGGCTGGCTCAGTCAATGCCGTCGCCACGGTCTCTTGTGGCGTCGGCTCCTTCTCTATCGACTCAGGAAAGAGGTCGGCGCTGATCTTGTCCACCCCAGCAGCGATGTCGATGGATTGAGACTCGTCTACCTCAACGGTGGCGGTCGGTTCCTCGGCCATAGAGCCTCCAGAATAAAAAACGCCCCACAGTCCCTTGGGACCATGAGGCGTGTGACGCGGCGTGTTCTGCGCGGGTACGCGGATTATTTATCGAGTAGTTCTTTCAGTTTCTTCTCTAAACCCTTGAGCATCCTCAGTACATCAATGATGACCTGACGGAGTGCCGGATCACGCATGCGGCGTGCTCCGAATCACGTCGGCCTGGACTCCCTGGTTCACCAATTCACTGAACAGCTTGCCGCGTTTCGCGGTTGGCATTTTCTCAATCGCCTCTTCCACGGAGGCATCGACGGTGCGATCTAAAGCCGCTTCGGAGTCCTTGATTCGATTCGCGTGGTCAGTTTTCGCGTCGGGATCGTATGGCCGGCAATTGTTCCGCTTCAAATCCTCTTCACGGGCCGCCCAGGAAGTGATCGGCGCGCCCGTCACAGGAGAGTCATAGCACACATCTTGCGCTACTTTTACAAGAAGAGGCGCCTGAATAACTGTTTCGCTCATTGTTTTTCCGCATTCATCACAGAGCATCAGATAGGCCCCAAGCAGCTTGACCGGATGATACGTCTCCGCTCGATGGTCATTCTCACACCTGTACGTATACAGCGGCATCAGACCCCTGCCTGCAACTTCATGGCCCCCGTTTTGATCGCCACGTTGTGGACGCTGCGCCCCATCAACGCCTCGTAGGAGACGGACCCCATCGAGGCCTTCGCCGTGCTATGCCATTCTGCACTATGTTCACACCCGTTGGTCTCTGGCCAGATCGGGATGCCAGCCGTAAAATGCACGAGCTTGGCGTCAGGGTTCGACGCGTCATACCCCACCAAATGATTCCATGCTGTCGGCAACTCGCCCACGGTATGCGCCCAGTAAAATGTCAAGGGATTCAAGTGCGGTTTCTCCACGACCAACGGTGTGAGCATTTGACAGAGGGGGTTATTGAACACCATCACGCTCGCCCACTCAAATTTCTTCTGGCCCTTCACGGCAAACACCGGCGTTTTCGGTTCCATGAGCGGATAGGCGAGCAGTTCCGCGACATCGCCGCGGACCAGCACATCGCTATCCATGAAGATCGAGACGCCGTGAAAGTCGCAGAGCCAGGGCGCGAGGAATCTGGAATAGGTGAATGCAGTTAGTCCAACTCGCGTAATCGGCAACTGTGCAATATCCAGCCGTGTGATGCTCACCGGGACGCTCGTGCGCTGCCAGACCGACTGCGCCGCCACTTGAAAGGCGATAGGTTGGCGTCTATCGAATCCAATGAACACCCGAAGCGGCGTCATGCGGCCCCCACCGGCTGCGGTTTGTCTTTTTGCGCCTTGGCGGCGATGTGCGCGACGGCAATCTTTGCCTCGTGGTCCATCGTCGCTTTTTTCATCTCCGTTTCTTGCTGCATCATGCACTTTTTGAGTTCCGTCTCCTGCTGCATCGCACACTTCATCTTCTCCATGGCCCGCTCCGCTTGCATCTTACTCATTTCCATCTGTTGCGCTTCGGGGCCGATCTTCGCGGCCTGGAGCTGCTGCTGCATGGCGCTCTGCTTCTCGAACGCTTGGCGCTCCAGCGCCAATTTATCCTGCTCCGCTTTCAACTGAATCTCGCGGAGTTGCAGATCGATCTTTTGTTCAAGAATCCCTTTCTCCGCCGTCATCGTCTTCACTTGCAAGTCCTGCTGCGCCGTCTGCTGCTGCGCCTGGAGCTGTTGCGCCGCCATCTGCTGCTGCATCTGCGCCATCTCGGCGGCTTTCCCATCATCCTCTTTGGGCGGCGGCTTCATCGCTTTGATCGTGTCCTCCAATTCGGACCCATAGCGATAGCGGCGCACAATCGTCAACAACATGACTTGCGCCGCTTCAAATGGCAGCACCCCTTTGGCCACGAGCGGGCCGATCCCGTTCAACACCTGCCCCATCGCGGCCATGACCTCTTGAATGTTCTTTTGATCCTCCACCGCCTCGGGTTCGACCGTGCTGTTCGTTTCGATGTCGATCCGGTAGGCGCGTTGCAGATCGTCGCGCAACATGGCGAGGACGTTTTTCCATTGCGGCGATTGCAGCTGTTGTTTGATCTTCGCCAATTCCTGGACCTGCGGCGGCTCGGGCGGCGGTGGACCACCGGGCTGTGGGGGAGGGATTGAGGCTTGCAATCTCTGCACGTCCTGCGAGAGCAGTTCCGCTAATTTGGTCAATTCGTTGAACTTCTCGGAGAGCAAAAACGGCAAGCCGGTCATCCGCGCCCACGTCTCCTCAGAAAACTTCGTCGCGGCAATCTCCAGCATGAGCCGGAGCAGATCGCGGGCGTACCGCGCCACTTCCTTCTGGGAGCGCTTCAGCCGCAACGTCCCCCACTGCTGCTTGATTTCCTGCGCGCCCAACGTCTCAGAGGCTTTCGAGGCACCCCGGATGATGTCGCTGATGCCGGTAATTTCGTAAATCACCTGCTTACAGGCTTCGCGCGCGGCGTAGAGTTCGCGCACCACCACGATGAGTTTGTCCACCGGAAAGAACCAGATGGCGTTTTGCAGACCCTTCTCGGCGGCCAGCGAACTCGATTTATCGGCGGCCACCAATTCCCCTTCGCCCGCATCGACCAACTTTTGCAGATCCGGCCCCAGTTCCCCGTCGTAGAGACCTTTCGCCTTAATGGATTTCGTCACGGCCTTAATGCGCCGCGTGAGTTCGTTCAATTCCTTGGCTTGCGATTCATAGAGAATATACGGCGCGGTGGGGGTCAGGCTATGCGGCTTTTTCAAGAACGACAGCGGACGCGGGCAGTTGAAGAAGCCCGTCAATTCCAGCGGATCGTCCTCTTCTTTCAAGAACCGATCCTTGACCTGCTCGCTCACGTAGCGCACCATGCGCCCACCGGCTTTATCCCAGATCTGATAGATGCGGGTTAACTTGCGCTCGCCTTGGTGCGGTTCTTCCTTTTTGCCTTTGGTGTCGTCGGAGGCGTCGAGTTCTTCCTGATCGCTGAAGGTGAGGAGTTTGACAATATCCTCGCCAAAAAGCCGTAGGCCTTCAGGTCGGTCGATGTAATCTTCATAGGCCACCCAGGGCACGTCGTTCCATTTGTGCGCGTAGCCGTGGTAGACGCGGTTCCAGTTCTTCGTGTCGAGACAGACGGTTTCGTTTTTGTACTGGTCGGTCTCTTCCCCATCGTATTTCACCCCCGTGAAGGCGCGGCCCGGTAAGAGCGCGTTCAGCGTGGCGAGCTGCATGCTTTCGTCAAAGGTTTCGTAGGCGTCGGTGTTGGTATCCAACAGAAACTCCAAGCAGCGGGTGCCCGCTTGGGCTGCCGATTTGCCGAGTGGGTCCTCGTCCTTGAAGCGCCGTTGGACCACGGGGCGCGGAATCGCCGAATACAAGGCTGGGAGCAGCGTTTCGGTGTTGCTATAGAGAATGTTGAAGGGCACGTCCTTGGCCTTGGTGCCATCGTAAATCTCTAGAATCCGCTGCCCATCCGTGCGGAAGTCCTTCTCCCGCGTCCGGCAGGCCGTGATCTCCTTGAGCCAGCGGCCCACGGCTTCGGTGTCGTCCTTCGGGGTGTCGGTCTCGTCCGCCATCAGGCCACCGCCTCACGCTGCCGACGCATCTTCGCAAAGTGTTGCGCCTTCAAGGCGCTGAAGGCCATGACGTTGGGATTCTGGGCCAACAATTTATCCACTAAGGGACTCTCCGGCTTCGCCGCGTCGGTGCGCTTCCAGCTTGTCGCCAACTCCATGAAGGCGTCCGCGTCGTGCGAGGACCAGTCGTGCTCCGGCGTATCCTTAAACACTTCCTTCTCCTCGTCACGCTCGCGGTGATAACAGCGCAGACTCTCCAGCCCTTTAGCGCAGCGCGTCTTGTGAAATCGCGCATGCGGAAACGTCGCGCGACCGGCCTGAATGTGCTCCTGCTTGTCGAGGCGCTTCCCAATCTGAAAGCTGCCGAGCGCGGGGTTGTGCTTCGCGGCATTGTGACATTGCTGCCAAATGGATTGGCCGCCGGCGGCCAAGGTGCGGGGCCGGGCATCATGCGGGAGGTGATGACGGGCATAGGCGATGCCATGCTCCACGCGCTTGGACTCCAGGAGGTCCATATAGAAGGGGATGTCTTTGAGTGAGGAACTGTGATGATCGAAAATATCGAGCCAGGGCCCCTTGAACTGATAGAACCAAATGGAGGTGTCGTCGGTGCGGCCTAAGTCCCACGCGGTATGGACCGGACTGGTATGATCGGGCTCAAAGTCCAGAATGCGTCCCGCCACTTCCGCCTTCGTCACGCAATCGCCCCAGATCGAGCCGGGAATGGCGGCGTCAAATGAGCAGTAATATTCCTGCAACCAGAGCGATTTGCCATAGTCCTCCCCATGCGTATCCTGCAGCTGCTCTAAAATGTCCTGCAATTGCATCGGGGAATAGACGCGGCATTCGTCCGCCGTTAATTTCTCGAAGAACCAATCGGCTCCCGCCGCCATTTTCTTGGCGGCAAAGGCACAGAGGCGTTTGTAATGATTATTGCCAAAGGGCGTCGAATTAAACCCCACCCACCCGCCGTTTTTCTCCATGATCGGCATCAGGTAGGGCCAGGCCGAGGGATTCGTGCGCGCATATTCGGAGAACACGAGCCCGATCGGGGGGGAGCCGACCAGGGCTTTGAAGTTATCGGCCCCGACGAGCTGAAAGGTACTGCCCGCATAGCCTAGGATCATTTCTTGCTCACGGTACATCGTGCGAATCTCTTTCGGAAACGCTTCATCGATCCGACGCACCCCCGTTTCCTCATTGATCGCATCCCACATGGACTTCCGGGCCTGGGCATATTCCGGTAGGAGATACCAGTAATTCCCTTTGCGAATGGGCATGCGGCAGGAGGTGTGCCGAAGAAACACATCATCCTTGCCATGCCGTCTCGGCCAGAGGGCCACCGCCCGCGTGCCCCCCCCCTTGAGATACTCCCACAACGCCACTTGATGGGGCCTCGGCTGCCACTGATAGGGCAATATGATGTCCACTACGGCGGACTCCCTAACGCCAGCGCCGTGAGCACCGCCGCCGCCTGCGTGGCCGCATCGTCACTCGCCGTCGTGCTGATCCGCTTCACCGTCCCGTGGTACGCCTGATTCCCATGGATCAGCCAATACTGCAACGTGCTCCCGTAGGGCGGCAACTGCCGCAAGACCCGCGGACTCTGCATCGAGGTCTCGCCGAGTTCGGTTTGCAGGGCTGCGCTTGTGATGGCCATAAGGGACTCCTTTCAGTAAGTACCTAGGTGTTATTCAACCCAACCCCAGTAACTCATGTCGATGGAATCAATATCCATGTCGTCGAGTGGGTTAGGCGTGTGTCTAGCCGTACACGTCGGGTTCCCTTTCGGTACGCCCCCGCCTGACGACAATGCCCCCGGCCTCGTTCCTGGCGTGGGACTGAGAAGTTTTTTTCTAGCTAGGGAAATCTTCTGCTGTGCGTCCATATGTCCTCACGCTCCCCTGCCAACCGTGCAAGCAGCTCGCGTATGGCTCTACTTGCGAATCAGGCCCATTCGCTCCGTAAGTACGAGTTAACATAATGGTTATTATCAGGCCTTGCGCTCGTAAGTGCTTGATATTTCGTACCTCGATGTTTCATAAGCACCAATAATTCTAATAATCTACGTAGTATTACCATCCAAGCGCTCCTCAGCTTGCTCGGCTGCTTGCATCGGTTGCACTAAAGCGGTATCGAGGAGGACTACTTGTTTATCAGTAGGCGATTGCTGTGGTGCATAGACGAGGACGCGGATCGGCCCTGAGCCCTTCTCGTAGCCTTCGGTGGGGAGGAGCTTTGGGTAGATCGTGCCGTAGAACAAGTCTTGGTTTTTCTGTGCCCACGTCAGCATTGCTTCCCATCCGCCGAGGCCATCGAAGACGGCCATGATGGTTTGCTTGACTTTTCCGCTGGGCACATTGCGCAGCGAGGATTTACGTGTCTGACGGAATAAGCGAGTTGGTGTCGAGGATTCGACTAAGGATGGCATGAGTACGCTCTGTACAGGAGTGGGGGCGGATTGTCAAGTGAATGTAAAGAAAAGTGTTGACAAATGTATATGTACTGTATATAAGCACCACATGACGACATTCATTCTTCCTGAGTTCACCTGTCTCCGCTGTGAACACACCTGGATACCTCGGAAGTCCGAGCGTCCGTTGACCTGTCCGAATTGTCGGTCAGCGTATTGGGATCGACCCAAACTCGACAGTATATCTTCTTCTGATTCTCTCTCTGAATCTGAATCTGGGATCTAAGATGCTATTGCATGGCTATCGCCACCTTATAACGTGCCTATAGCCTGCCCATAGCTAGGCTAGAAGGATAACGTGCCGTTATCACTCCCATTTTTCAAGTTCAACGTCACGGACTGGTTGACGAGTGAGAAAATCGCACTCATGGAAGCGCCACATGTTGGTAGTTACATTATGTTGCTCGCGCAATGTTGGACGCAAGAGAGTTGCACGCTCCCGAGTGAGCCTGACGTGCTAAAAAAACTCAGCAAGTGGAGCGATGAGAAATACGGGGACTTTGAGCCCGTGCTCGCCTGCTTTGAACCAGTGAAACGCACCGGGCGTGTCACGAATGTCAGGCTCTATGCCGAATGGCTTGAAGCGAAGGCACGTACCGAGGTCTTGAGTGAAAGTGGGCAGCGAGGCGCGTTGAAGCGATGGGCAGACAAACCCACGCGGCGCACTCCCCTCGCCAACGGGCGTGACTACCTCGCGGAATCCAGGGAAGTCTTAGCCTTCCTCAATGACAAGACTCAAAAGCATTTCCGTGAAGTGGACGCCACGCTCGGATTCATTCAGGCCCGCTTGAAGTCCGGCATCGATGTGCAAACTTGCCGCACGCTCATCATGCGCAAGATTCATGACTGGAAAGACCGACCGGACATGCAGACCTATTTACGGCCGGAAACCCTCTTCAATAAAACCAAATTCGAAGGCTATCTCGCGGAGGTGACGAAATGACCTGTGACGCCTGCTTGAAAGCCATTCACGCTTATCCCTGTGTGTGCGGCTATGCGCCCAAACCCCAATTGGAGACAAACAGCGAAGAGTTCTTAACGATGAAATCTGGACTGCGACTCCATCGCTGTGTCTGGGTGACGCTCGACCGGTGTTGTTTGCCGGCGTCAGGGAAGATGCCCGGACAGCCACGCCACTGTCATTGGCATGCCCATTGGAAACAATTAGTGGCGGATGCGAGGACCTTAGAAGAACGCATTGAACGACCCGCCTATGAGGCGTGGTGGACGAGACGGGCTGAAGGTTATGACATGAAATCAAGCTGGGGCCTCAATCAAGAGGAATATTGGCGCTATGCGCATGGGCAACGGATTCACGATCCGAAGCCCGAGACTCTCCCAGTGATCGCTGAGACGCCAGCCTATTTGTCGCTCGATGAATTTGGCCGGGATCTCTTCGCCGCCATTAAGGCGCAAGGCGGGTCGATTCAAGCCTTCAAGACCGCACAGCTCTACCGTGAGAAAGGATTGGCGAAGCAGGCCGATGAATACGAGCATCGCGCCATGGCCTGTCAACGCGAACTGGAGTCACTCCTCAAGAAAAACACGATTGCCGAGGCGGATGTCGTCCGTATCCTTGCCATGAATCATGAGGCCATCCATGCCTAGTTTAACGATTACCGCCTGTGCCTTCGATGCCATGGAGCAACGCATTCTGCATGATGCGCGACTCTCAGAGCTGCTCGCGTTCACCGTGTCTGCGATTATGACCGAATGCTATCCCGGCGTCACCGAGCACACCCAAGAACTCGTAGACCGTGCCGTGCGACTGCAAGACATGATGATTACCGCCTTTGCGCTCATGGAACAAGAAACGTGGCCCAGCCGACATACGGGCACGTCATGAGCGGCGATTAGGACTCCGGGAACAGCCGCGCCGCATGGCGCGTGAGGGCGGCTCGGGTCGAGGCTTGATCGGCCCGCGCATAGATTTGCGTGGTACTGAGGCTGCTATGATGCAGAATATCACGGATGGTGATGAGGTTCTCTTGATTCATACTGAGCCACGTCGCACACGTGCGGCGGAGATCCCGCAGCTGAACATCTTCCAGATGCGCCTCCTGTCTGATCTTCCGCCAATGATATCTCGCCGCCGTTCTCGACCAGGGCACCTGTGGCGTGTCCCCAGGGAAGAAGTACGGCCCCCGATTGGGCAGCGAGGCGAGCAAGGCGCAGCTCGTCGGACTCAACGCCAACAACTGCCGGCGTCCGTTCTTGCAGACCGTCTTGTGCCAGAGGCCTTGGGTGAGATCCACATGGGCGCGTTGCATGAGTCGCGCCTCCGAGGGACGCGAGCCTTCGAGCAACAGGATGGAGAAATAGACGGAGATTTTCAGCGGGTGCCTAGCGAGAATGGGCCTGAGCGTCTGCCATTCCTGGGGCAAGAGAAAGCGTTCCCTAGCGCGAGCACGTGTGCGCTTCGGCTTCGGCAGCATCCAGGCGATGAGTCGGCGCATACTGGCCATGATGGCATACGTCCGATGGGACCACTACCCCACACAGGAGGGATGAATTACGACTTCCGTAGCCTCCCTTGGACCAAGATCTATCCAATTGAGCTACGGGCGCACCCACATCTAGCCCAGTTCGCTCGACAAGGCGCTACGCATCCTTGCGAGAGGGGTCGTCAGAACTGGGCAGGTCGGGGAAATAGGGCTCATCGTCCGCCCCATACACCCGCTCCAGGGTGGCGCGGACCTGCTTGGAGCAATCCCAGCCCGATTTCTTGGCCGACCGCTGCACCTTCCGATACATCGTCTGCGAGACCCGCACATTTAACTGCACGGTTTTCCCAGCCATCATGGCATCACCTCCATTCCTCTGACGACGAACGTACTACTAACGTCATACGACCGTCAAGTTGTGGGGACTACGTACAAGGAAAATAACTCTTGACAACCGTATGGCGTTTGTCGTACAAATGTATTTAAGGAGACGACGTGATGACGAAACAGACACAGTGCATTCGGCTGGAACCCGTGCTGACGGCGCAATGCAAGGCGAAAGCCTCAGAGAAACAAATGACCTTTAGTGAATGGGTCCGCACTATCTTGCGCCGCGAAGTGGGGCTCACCAAAAAGAATGGGCGCGCCCGATGACCCCGCACGACCACCCCGCACCGCGAAGGAGGAGACGATGAAAGTACCGCACACTAAAGTCCGCATCATCGAGGAGCAAGAGCGACCCGTGGAGCGCAATGTCATGGCCTCGGCCATTCTGAATATCAGTCAGGCGGTGCAACGCCTCTCGACCAATGGATTGACCTTTGATGGCATCGTGATTTTGACGCAGCACAATTGTCGGTCCACCTCGAAGTACGGGACAAAGCCAGGCCTCGCTGACGTGCGGGCCGTCCTACGGTCACTCGGTGAATTAGAGAAGCAATACCTGGCACCAAAGAAGAAACCCTAACCCCGCCCCGTGGGCCGAGGAGGATAGAAATGACACGGACACCACATGCTGACTTCTACGCACTCAAAGGATTGGTTGTTTCGAATCATCCTGAATTACTCGAGTTCATTACGGAAGCGGAGAAGCGCTATTGCCACCACGACGCACTGGTATCTGCGCTGCAAAGCATGCAGGAGTTTATCGACAACCTCTATGCCATGAAAGACCGAAACCTGATTTTGAAAATAGAAGCCGCAAACCCTGGTTTGAGTTTTGGGTATGTCAAAGCCGCTCTGCCGCCCCCGGTCGAGGCAGCGGCGGGGGTGGAGACATGACACAAAACGATCTCGTCCATTTTTCGAGTCAACGCATCGAAATGCTGAGGCCGAATGTGTACAAGCAACGGCCAGGCTACAAACCTCACGGGCTGTGGGTGTCGGTGGGGGCCGCGTGGCGAACCTGGTGCGAGGGAGAATCATGGAATCTGAACGGGGTGAAATACGCCTACACGATTCAGCTTACTCACCCCGCCAACATTCTTCGCCTGCGTGGCGTGGCGGACATCGACCGATTCACCGACACGTACCGCACGGGCACTGCCGTTGGTGGTTTGTTCATTGGGTATATCGATTGGCTGACAGTGGCCGCAACCTATCAGGGCATCATCATTGCGCCCTATTGCTGGGAACGGCGCTTGGAGCCTGGATTTAGCTGGTACTACGGATGGGATTGCGCGAGTGGCTGTATTTGGGACTTGTCCATCGTGAAACTATTGCCGGTGTCCCCCGCCGCCACCCCGCGCCACGAGGAGGAGCGACGATGACGACCTTCGACTTTGCCGCAGCCTTGCGCGAGGAATTGATTCTGTTACTGCAGGGCCCTGGCGTGACGTGGAACCTCAAGGGCATTGAGCACCAGTTGGATAAGGCCATCACCACGGTCGCGCTGAAACACCTTGACGCCGGACACCAGAAGGAGCCCACGCCATGACCCCCGACGTGCCGCGCGTCAAGGGGATGGTGTGGTGGCGGGTGGCTTTTGGCGGAGTCCTGTGGAGCGGGCTGCTGTACTGGATGTTTTTCAGCTAACCGAAAGGAGACGCACCATGACTACTGGCAATCCCTTCCTGGACCTCCTCATCGTCGCCTCGGTGCTCCTGTTCGCCTGGTTAGCTACATGGCTGGTGAGCGACTGGCGGGCCGCGCGCAAGCGGAAACACATCGGGTTTATCACTTCGCCATTTCTCGACCAGTGGGCGCATGGCGAGAAGCCACGGGCGAATATACGGAGGGGGGGATGATGAACCAACGGTGTGGCACGTGCCGGTGGTACGACAGACCAAGGGTGATTGGATTGTGCCGACATCCAGTCGTTGAATTTATGCGGCACCTCACGGCTGAACGTCAAATCCCATTCGCTGTTTCTGAGCTCGAAGTCACAACGGTCCAACCTCATGCAGGAAAAAGTTGTAGCACCTGGCAGTCGGCTAAGCCCTGACGGGCGGGAGGCGGGGATGTTCAATAAAAAACTCAAGCGATCTGTTGAGAGTCTGAGCACACGGATCGATTATCTCAACGATGAATCGCGCGAGAAATACTGGGCCTTACGTAGCGATCTAGATCGGCTCGTGGAAGCACTAGGAATGACGAAACAAGAAACGCATCGGGTTGAATATGTGAAGAAGGGTGGACCTGAGGCCCCACCATGACCGCCGACGCCGACCGCCAGCTCGACGAGCCGAGCGATCAATGGTTCGGGTGGTGTCTCGATCATGGCGCGCTGCGGCCCTGTGAACATTGTCGAGACGAGGCGGCGGATCGGGCGCTTCAGGATCGGCTGGAGGAGCGGAAGTGTTGATTGAAAAAATCATTGAGGCCAAGCAGAAGAAGATCCGACTGCGCCCCTGTCATACGAACCGCGCCTCCTCCTTGGGTCATATCTGTGAGCGCAAGCTGGTCTTTGATCGCACGCGCTGGGAAGAAGCCACGCTCTACGATGTGGGCCTGCAATTCATTTTCGATGAAGGGAATTTGCAAGAGGCACAAGTGCTCAAAGACTTAGCTGACGCGGGCTGGCAGGTGATTGAGCAACAGCGAGACTATGAATGGAAGCAATATCAGATCACCGCGCACCTGGACGGCAAGGTGATTCTTGAGCAGCCATTCACGCTCGAAATCAAGTCGATGAATCCATTCACCTTCAAGACGATCAACTCGGCGCAGGATATTCTCCAATCCAAAAAACACTATATCCGAGCCTATGCTGCGCAGATGCAGGTGTACCTGCTCTTGTCGAACAGCGAGCGCGGGGTGTTCATCTTCAAAGACAAAAGCAGCGGACTCCTGAAAGAAGTCTGGATGGATCTTGACTACGCGATGGCTGAGGAACTGATTAAAAAAGCCGAGCGTATCAATGGCTATGTGGCGCAGAAGGAAACCCCGCCGCCGATTCCATGGGATGAGGACATTTGCGGGCGCTGTGCCTACGCGCATATCTGTTTGCCAGAAGCGAAGCGGGAGGCGATTGACCTCACGAACGATCCTGAGTTGGAAGTGAAACTGCACCGCCGCGCAGCACTGGACCCCCCGCGAAAGGAGTATGAAGAGTTAGATGGAGAGATTAAGGATTTGGTAAAAGAAAAACCGAAGGTGTTGTGCGGCCCCTTCCTCCTCACAGGGAAATGGATTGAACCCAAGGACAAGCCGAAGTATTGGAAAACGAAGATCGATCAACTGACCGTAACGAAAGGATTGCCAGATGCCTGAAGAGAACGGACAAGCCGTCGCAGTCGTGCCGACAGGATTGGGTGACGATCAACTGTTGGCCGTAGCCGCAGCGGCGGAGCGACGGGTGGAAGCGATCATGCGGATCAAGATTCTCTCACTCAAGGTGACGAACGCGCACGATTGGAACGACCAAGGCGGGAAGCCGTACATGGCGGTCTCTGGCGCCGAGAAGGTGGCGCGGCTCTTTGGGATTTCGTGGCGGCTTGATCCGCCGGTGCGCGAGGACTACGACGATGGACACTTTGATTATTTATTCAAGGGCTATTTCTCCATGGGCACCGCCGAAATTGAAGTGATTGGCACGCGCGGCAGTCAAGACCCGTTCTTTGGAGGTAGTAAGGATAAACCCATTCCCCCTTCGGAGATCGACCGGAATGATGTGAAGAAAGGGGCCATGACCAACTGCCTAGGAAACGGGATCAGTCGATTGCTCGGTATCCGCAATCTCACCTGGGAGGAATTGGCTGGCGCAGGGATTAAGCGCGAGGATGTTGGCAAGGTGACATATCGGGACAGCGACCCGAATGCCACCATGAAACTTCCGAATTATGGCCGGCACAAGGGGCAGCAAATGGATGACCCCGCCGTGCCGGTTGAGGAATTGCGCTACTACTTGGCGGGAGCGGAAAAGTCAATCGCTGATCCTGAGAAAGCAAAATACAAGGGCCTCAACGAGAAAATGCGCGATGCGCTCAAAGCGGAGATCGCCAAGCGCGAACCCCCCGTGGCGCAGGCGGAGAACAGGCAGGAGGACGGCGCTGGACACGTTGGCACGGGAGTGGATGTTTCCCAAGCCGAGCGAACGGGCATCACCCAGCAAGTCAGCGATGCTCCTGCCGATAATCTCTTTGAGCAGTCATCCGCGGTGGTCGATCATCACACCGCGATTGATTCCATTACCGAACCGATTAGCGGACAGAAGGTTTGGAATGATGTCGTGGCCGATAAGCGGCTGTCTACCGATGACCGCGCGAGTCTCTATCAGCGGTACATGAAAGTGATGAAGGCGGTGAAGGGGAAGAAATAGGAGGACGTTATGGCGTTATCAAAAGTGATCTATGTGTACGAAGACAAAGACAATGATGGTTCGACCTATCTCGTAGCCTCTCTGGCTCCTGGGGACCAGGATGAAGGCCTGGTCGGCGTCTACGATTTGCGAGAAACACTATTCGTGCGGCACCCGCTAGAATTTCGACGACCTGGGACGAAGCAATGGTTTAAGAGTTCGCATAAACATAAATAGGAGGTCTCATGCGCTGCCCCCGCTGTGCAGGCTGCCTCATCACGCGCTGTATCGAGTGGCCGAATGTGTCAGAGACGTGGTGCCTGAATTGTGGCTACCGCAAAAACGACCCCTTGCCCACGCCCTACGTCTCGCCGCGCATGATGGGGACGAACGCCTGCGCGCTGTGTGGCCAAATGCGCAGTAAGTATTCCACCCTGTGTCGCGGCTGCGCGATTGCCGAAGGCGCGGCGGTGCGACGGGG